CAGCAGGACGAAATGCACCATGAACAGTATCAACAGCAGATTTCCATTGCCAATAACGCAAATTATATCCGATATTACCGGTGGTAGACGAAGGACTATTATTAAGAGCCAGAGCCGGAACAGGCTGCATGCCTAACTGGTCAAAAGCAGGCTGGGGGAAGTCAGAAACAGATGTGCATAGTAACTGAGGATTATGACCTTTAAGAGACCAGTCAAGCAAAGGAACAGCATGGTAAACACACATAATCACCTGATGTTCAGCACCACAATCATAAGTAATAGTATGACCAGAATTAGAACCAACACCTTTACCAGCAATAACAGCCTGAGAGTTATCAGCAGTTAAATTAGTATTCAGGACCTCATTAATATTAATCACATTAGACCAACCACCAATATAATGCGCATGATTACCCATATACTCGGGAGCTTTAATACCGAATTGAGCGGCCATCTGGTCTGAATAGTCCTTACTAGAGAACTGTACTACTTCTTTCCAGCGCTGGAGATATTCGGTTGCGCGAATTGATAGGGCGGAAAGGTCAGAATTAACACGAAGGTCACGAGTAGAAGGAGCTTGATTATTAACAGTGACAGTATTTGTAGAAGGTTCTACAACAGCATAACCATTAGGAGAAACACCGGAACGATATGCAACAACAGACGTAGGCGAAGCTCCACCTACAGGAGAAGAAGGTAGAACAGCTACCGAACCATACTGAGAATTAGGAAGAACACCGAGAAAATAGTCCTTAGGATAATTCGCATAACGAAGCTTAATCATATCAGCGGAAATCTCAACAGAGCTCTTACCAGTCCAATAATCGACATTGTAAGCATAAGCCAAATGCTTTTCCCATTGAGAATTGGAATAGAAATCAAAATAAATCTTCTGATAAGTGAAAATAGGAAGAAGATTCAAATTAATGCTAGTACCATAAACAAGCGGATTCTGAGCATCAGACAGCGAAGCTGTATCAAGACCAAGATACTGATTAGTAATCTCTTTTTTCTTGGTATTAGCGGCACCAATAAATGAACCATAACCAAGCATGTCCAATAATTTACAAGAACCATAGGCGAAACCAAAGCCAGCATCGTCAACAGTATTAGCAGCCACACGAGCCTGAATCTCGGCAGAGATATTACCAACAGGAGCATAAGGAACACTAGTCAATTGGGACGTATTAGCAGAATTAGAAGCGGCAGAAGTCATATAATCCGTCATTTGAGTAAATGCCTGTGGGAGCGCGCGAGAAATCAGGCGTAACGGCACAGCATAGAAATCATAATACTCCTTGATACGGGTATAAGCGGCGGTATTTACCGGAACAGTTCGCGTAAACCAATCAGAAGAAATACGATATTTTGTACCTGGAATAGCAATCTGCCAATAGCAAGGGAGAATCTCGCCTACTTTGGCTGTAAACAATTTTTTCGAACTTAAGTCGAAAGAAGACCGATGAGTGGAGATTTTAGCTCGGTCTAAAGGATTAAAGTCACTCATAATTAATTAATATTTAAATTAGACCATACGGTTGAATATATTATTAGCATCATTCAATTTCTTATGCTTAATCATATCACGACAGAATGTTGCACTACGGTACCGGAGTTGCTCAAGTAATTGAACCGTTTCACTTGAAACGCTCGACAAGACATCAGTCTCTTGCCCGCTCTGAGGCAACGCAAACATACAATCCGAGATGTCAGGGTATTGGGCACGAAGTTTATATGCATCTCGTAAACTTTCATAATCCGCTTTCTTTTCATACTCTATTCCCGTCCTAAGGATAAACAAAATACGATTGGTGTAAGAAGTAAGGTCAGAACCGAAGTCAGGCAAATGCCAATTACGGAAGAATTTAGAGACATATAAGAACAGCCGATATAACTTATTAATATAAGACTCAATATCGACATCACTAGAACTGTTACAGAACCTAGTAAGGCACCGAGAAGAATGTAATATAATTTTATCATCGTCAGTAAGAATAGGGTTAACCTTAAGATATTGATAATAAGTACGAACAAGACTCAAGACTGAATCCTGTTCATAGGCAATAAATCCATATTTTGCAATTCTTTTTGGCGTTGAGTGCACAGCTCGAAGAATTCGAGCAATCGCAATACTATCGTCATGGCGAGCAGACGAGAATCGGGGCAATAAGGTACGGATATACGACATGGGTGGAGTTGACCGAACACTGATACCGTTGAAGTTATAGATTCTTCCATTAACGACAGAATCGAGCTTTTGCTCAATCTGCGCGTAAGGGTCTTCACCTTCCACGAAATCGCAACCTTTCTCAAAGAATCCGAGAGACGCTCTCGAGTAGGGTCTAAACGCGCGGCATGAGCGATATAATAAGGGAGCAGAACTAAGGCTATTAACGTAACTCGCAACGTATGAAGAAGCTCCACCTCGGGCAATCTGGAAATCTGAACGACCGAATTTCCAACTCTTATCGTGACAGCATCGTAAAACCTTTGAGACTTCTTCCGAGTTTGTGAATAATAAGATATGATAATGCGGGCGGAAATGAACAGGGCCGTACTCGCCGACAGCGTAGAAATGTAACGTTTCATAAGAACCTAATTGTTTATATAAATATTTACGTAATCTTTTAATATAATTCTGAACATCAACATAGTTTAAAAAGGGAATAAGGTTATCACGACCGTATTGTTCAGAAGCGGGATAATCCGTTTTGTCAACCGATTGCGTCTTATAGATAAAACTACGAATAGCATCCATGCTAAGAAACCAATTATCCTTAACAGGAACATATTCCTTAATCTCACGGTCAAACGGCACTGTGCCTTGTACCTGCTCGAAGAATATATGACGCAACATGGAGTTATCATCACATTGATACTCGGAAACAGGGATATATCTATGATATTCATGGCCAAAATGTATATCTCCCGAAATACCTACAACGTCCTCATAATCACTATGCAAAACCTTACAAGCCATAAGAGGAACATGTTCATTATCATAAGTAAGTGTAACAAAATAAGAATACTTGAAAGCACTTCCAGCGGTCTTCACGCGCATGGACGCTTTCTGGGCTTTCTTATGGATACAATAATCACATTGACCGCAATCTACAGCAATGCGTGCACCATTATACTTATTTGTAATAAATGAACGATGCTGACAATAGTCAACAGTTTTAAGTAAATCGGGAGAAAAATTCATAATTATTTACGTTTATCTATTACCTGCCGACGATTACGAGAGCAGAATGAAACATGAATGAAATTCGGATATATAATAAGCTGGTCAAATGGCGAAACATTATCAGAGAAAAAATGAACCATTCCGAGCAACTTACTAAATGAAGTAGAACCATAAGGCTTAATATCAACAGCCTCACCTACAAGATGCTGAGAATTCGGAACACCACCGCAAGCTTTATTCTGTTCAGGAGTACGCCTAGCACTAGTTACCGAAAAATGAACATTAGAATACAACAGGTATTCAAAAAAATGCATAAGAGTATAATTCATAGTCCAATAGCATTAAGAATATAACCTAAAGCAGCGGAAACAGCTCCAATCACAATTTTCCAAATATTACTACTTTTCATCAGTTTAAGCTTTAAGTTCAACAAAATTATCCTCTTCTTTAATTGAATCCACAATAACAATAAGACCCAACGGAGAAACTCGTTCAGAATAGTCTCCAAGACCATCGAGAGAATTAACGATATAAGGCGGAATAACATCGCGACCAGTAGATTTTTCTTTAACTGAGATAATAAATTTCTGCATAATTGTAATAATTTTAAAGTGTTAATAATAGTTGTAACTTCTACATGGGGCAAATATACAAACTATTTTCATAATTACAAAAGAAAACTGTTTTTTTAGGTTCTACCGTAGAGTGTGAGTTGCGCGTTTATAGACAAGAAATGAAGAATTCGAGAGGATAACTCGAATTTACTTCGTACGCAACTAGGGGCTTCGCTTAATTAACACACAACGGTAAACGATACTTTCGGAAAAAAAGAATAATAGGGCAAACACCTCTTAAGAAGTATTCTGCCCTATTCCAAAACTAAACGCACTATTTTAATTATTACCGACCATTATAAATAGTAGTATTACGTGGCCCATAATCATTACGATAAATCTGAGCACTAGGGCGCATAGCTCCAACTATATTACCGGCACCTTGGAAAATACGGGCACCATACTCAATAGCGTTACGTAAGCCATAAGAATTAACATCCTTCTGTTTCTCTTTAGCACTCCACTTATAATAGTCACGAACAGCTTTCTTCTCAGAAAATTCCATGTTCTTAACAGCGTTCATATTCTTAAAATCCCATAAAGAAGATAGGCCAAGAGCACGATTAGCATGAATATTCGCATATATAAGAGAATCAGAAGTTTCCTCAGCAATCTTATTTTGAATACGAAGACCATTCGTCTCAACAGCGGTCTTAATAGCCTGAGCCATCTCATGCTTGTATTGAGCCTCAGTAAGCGCACCTTGCGCAAACAAATTAGCCAAAGTTTGACCTTTAATAAACAAATCAGCTTGTTGCTGTTCATCGAGATACTTATTAAGTGTCTGCTGAGCCTTAGAATCAAGCAAAATCTGTGCCTCTTGTGCATTAGTAAGGCGACCAGCAAACTCCATATTTTTGAGTTCCTGATATTCCTTAGACTGGTCTAAAAGAGCAGATTCCTTGCCAGTAGAAGCATTCCAGTAACCGGACTGACCAACACCAATATTGCGATAATTCGTATCACCAAGCGTCTTATTAATAAGATACGGAGTAAGAGCAGCATTCTGTTCAGCATTAAGCATAGAGGCGCGAGCCTGAGCCATGGAAGCCAGAGCAGAACCAACATCAGAGAAATCAGGACGAAATGCCTGAACACTAGGGGAAGGAGCAGCAGAAGCAACAGCACCGCCAGAAGCAGGAGCCTTAGAAACTCCAGCACCGACATTAGAACCAATAAACGGGTTAAGACCGCGAGATATCATCTCATTAGGTGAATTATAACGATTATTACGATTCCACATATCAGTTGACCACTGACGCTGCATAGCGGCTTGGTCAGCATTAAACTGATTATTCTGACGGTTAATCTCAACATTAGCATCATTAGCAGAAGACTGAGAAGAAGCGCCAATGGCATTGCCAGCAAGAGAAGCACCAGCTGCAATAAGACCTCCAACAATAAGCGGAGCAATATTTTTTTCGGAGTGCCCCATTAAGGGGCTTTCTCCAACATCATAAAACCTCATTGAACAGCGACATCAGGGGCGGACGCAGAAGCGGGCTCTGATTGTTGCTCTGCCAACATAATTTCAGCGTACTTAGTAAGTTCAGACTTCTCGTTAGCCAACTGCTGAAGAACAGCCTGACGTTCTGACATAGTCTGACAATGACGAGAAATGACACAATTAAAACGTTCCTCATCAGTCATATTGTCCATAGGAGTAGACTGAGTAGGATGCATTTGAGCAAGTATGTCCTGAACATTCATGTCACCGAGAAGACGACGGTATTTCTCCTGATTAAGGAGAATAGAAGTCATATCCATATACATATAAGAACCGTCAGACAATTCTTCCAACATAACCGAATCATATGCACTAGCCTCATAACAGGGATTCCCTTCAACCAATTCAGGAACCACACTATCCTGTTCAAAATCAGGATTAACATAAGCAAATTTTCTCATAACAACACATAATTAATAAGGTAAACCATTCCTATCCAAATTCTGCACAGCATACACTTGGAAATTAACATTACACAACAACTGGTCATAAGCCACATTATAATTACTAGTAGTAATCTGCGGCTCAAAGATAGAATTCAATTGCTGAGGACGAACCTTAAATGACTGATAACTCAGAGAAGACTGACCAGAAACCTGTACCTGAGAACCTTGGAGCGGAGCAACCCAAGACTGATAAGCAGCAGCAGGACGAAATGCACCATGAACAGTATCAACAGCAGATTTCCATTGCCAATAACGCAAATTATATCCGATATTACCGGTGGTAGACGAAGGACTAT